AACTGCTCCAAGTAAGTACCCGCGCCCACCGCCCCCGCCACGGAAAAGCGTTCTGGGGCCTCGTGGATGCGCTCCCGATAGTCGGCGTCATCCTCTGCATCCGCGCCGCCTGCGCTGGCCGTCGTGTTGACGATAGTCGCAACGTAGGCGATTGGGTCCACGATGCTCTTGATTTCGCCTGGCAGAAATCCATTGCCGGCATCGCCCTCAGTCTGACAAGTCGCCTTAGCCGATACGGTCAGCTGGCCACTCAACACGACCGCATCATCGTCGACCGCAAAATACAGGCCGCCTGGACTTGCAACGCGCGTCCCGGCAGGGATGATAGTCTCCTGATTACGCGGCGCCGACAACGTAATGAGTAGCGTTGTCGTGGCTGCCGATGCCGGGATGCGGTCCGTGTCGGAAAACGCGCCCAGCTGGTCGAGATTGTCGCCAGTTGCGTACTTCAGTAGATTTTGTTTACCGATATAATTCTGATTGTTCAACAATCGGATAATAGCCTCGGAGACGACCAACAGAAACAATCTTACCGGGTCCCCTTGGGCCAGTGACCGCCCTGTAATCGTGGTATAATCGTTGAATACTGCCGCCTTGACCTTCTCGGCGTCGGCATCGACAAACTCGATATCGGGCAGGCTTGTTAACTTCATAGGGTAATCACCACCTTAGGAACGACTTTGCCGGATACATCCCCGGTAAAGTCAATACGCTCAATCGATACGCGCGGTTCATAGCGCTTGATGGCCTGGAAAATGTCATTGGTAAGTCTTGCCTTAGCCAAGTTGATGGGTAAGTCGATAACGGTACCGTCCAGGCCAAATTCACGATCCAATGGGATCGTGCCTTTTTGCGTTGCCAGAATAGTACGGACGTTCTGGATGATTTCTTCCGCCTCTGTTTTGGGCGATATGTTGATTGCAGTTGGGTCCTTCGGAGTAACTTCATATATCTTCATAGGATACTCCTCCCCAGAATAGTCGTAATCTTGTTATACTTCTTGCCCATCTTGTTGAGTTCCGACTCTTCATCGGTATTGGCCGTGTCGTACTCCTTAAGTGTTACATTGGCCGTTATGGCGACTATCTCGCCATAAGCGTCATAGATAGCATCGGCTTCGTCGACGCTCTCCACATACCAATAATTCTGCGATACCGGTTCACCGCCAATGATTAGCGGGCAAACTATTCCGTTGTCGCGCATCTCGCGCAGCCGGGCCAGCTGCCGTTTTGGATTGGCGTTGTACTCAGACATCAAATGGAGTTTAAACGATACCTGCTCCTGCCCAGGACCGACGAACTGCGGCACAGGCTTTTTAAGGATCGTATCGTGCACCTGCCACCGTGCGCTGCCAGTGCGCTCGACCTCATCCGGAGTTACTAAGTACCGCTCAGCCACGCCGAATATGACAGCGCCTAAATATCCTATATACATGCTGTCACCTCCTGCTACACGATTACTGATACATGCGTATGATAGTCGTTACTACATACACGATAAGTATTAAGACATTAAGCTTAATCAGCCGCTTGTTAGTGGCCGTCAATCGTTCTGCCTCGTCGATGATGCGCTGGGCCTCTTCGACTTTATCCATCCGCGCACCTCCTACTGCGGCTTGCCGGTACTGCCGCCGCCAGACGTTACCCCGCCATGCGTATGCTTGACCAGCGATACACCGTTAACCACGACATCCCCGGCACCGGAGTTAATAGCCAGCTTACCGCAGTTAATTACCAAGTCTTCCGGCACGTTCAGCACCCGGGAACCGCCGCCTGGCGGAGTGTCTACGGTACTATAGATAGTACCCAGCACATAGCCGGCACCGCTGCCCTTGCCGCCGCTGTCAGGCAGATACAAGCACAGCACCTGGTCATCGACGGCAGGCATCCAATAGTCCTTGGTAAGCTTACTACCGCGCATCAGGACCTTGAGCGGCGCGGATACCATGTCATCGCGGTCCGGGAATGTTACTCGTACCGAGGCATCAGCCGCGTCTACCGACGATACACGGCCTACCCGGATGCACCGAGATAGTGCCTTATAGGCGTTAGTATCCATTTAAGCACCTCCTAATCTCGATGCTGGTGGTAAAACCATTACCAATATCATGCTTGACCTGCGTCACAAGGTACTTGCCCGCGAACAGCCCAAAGCCTATCAGTTCGACGACTTCCCCGGCGCATAACATCGGCTGGCCCTCAAAACTATAACTGCCCGTGACTTCGTCCCGGTTTTTCTCTCGCAGTTTTTTCTTGGCCAGGCGTTCCGCTTCCGCTTGCGACTCGACCTGCTGGCGGAGCTCAAGCGTAGCGCCTTCGGGCTTATTAGGGTCCGTGAAGCTCGCCTCGATAACAGTCTTGTCCTTGTCCTTGGCGTACTTGACATGACACGATCGATATACATCCCGAATTTTGGACTTGAATGAATAACCGGTACTGGTCAAAATCCTTGCCGGCTCAGGCTCATCGGAATCCGACTCCGTCACGTCGATGACGACCTCGGTACCTGGATGGTATATCTCGATTACCGGTTCGGCCGCCTCGTATTTGGCCTCGTCAAATACGATGATGGTATCCGTCGTAACCTTCAAGGCAAATCCAGCGTCATCGCATATTTTCTTGAGTACATCCAAGTCCGATTCATCAGATTGTTCCAACTTGTCGATATTCGGATTGTCAGAACAATCCCAGAACAGTTTCATACCGTTTTGCCAGGCAATATCATTGGCGGCCTTCCACACGGAGATATTTTCCCAGGTGTGTGACCTCAACGTACTGCGTAAGGTGCTATCGTCGCCAATGGTAATGGCCACGGCCTTAATGGTAACGACATCCGGCGCACTGGTCAGCTCGATCTCGTCGACCTCAAACTGGCCCAGTACTACATTGGACTCACCATCATAGAGCCCTTGCCAGTTGTAAGTACACAAGGTAACATCGAGCGTAGCGCCCTTAGTCGGCATCCAGTCGGATTGCCACAGCCCTGCCTTATCTTCCAGCGTTAGCGATATGTCGTCTACTTGCCCGGATAGATTATCGGTATAACTGGCATTGATTAGGTACTCCGCCAGAGCCTCGGAAATGTCCTTGCTATTGTAAGTTACTTGTAACCAAGCTCTACGCCCTAAATGCTGTTGTGCCTCAACGCCTCCCATGGCTTGCGCTTCCAGCCGATTGACATTAGCCTGTATCTTTTGCAGCAAAGACATTTACTCACCTCTTCCACGGCGGCAGTACGCTAGATCCAGCCGTCAATATTTCCGGACAGACAAGTTCCACGCCTGCCGGGAAGACAACGACATCACGATAAGCCTGATTAGCCTCAAGTAGGACCTTGACATGTTTCTCCGTGCCGTAGACTCGATAAGATATCAAGTCCCACATATCACCCTGCATCGTGCTGTACACGCTATTCATAGCTCAACCGCCTCCGTTCAGACGACCAGCGCCGCATCAGGTTTTCAAACTCACGCATTTTTTGGTCCATCATCCGCGATATATCCTGTTCCGTATTTGGCCCGCCGCCCTGGACGTTAATCGTCGGCGCAAACGATATCTGCGCCGGTCCGCTTGCCGGCGACGGCGACGGAACACTTGCCATAGCCGGCATGCTAGGACTAATGCCCAACATCTGCCCTGCCTTAGCCCAGAGATTATACGCATTGGCGTCATGGGTAATCGGTACGATGACTTCCGGATAGCCCGCTTCTGCTACCCAGGTCAGATAGGGATGATTAAATACACCACCGCGGGCGGACTGGCCAGCTGCTGCGGCCGCCTCGCCATCGCCGCCTTTGACAAAATTAACGACGGCATCGATGGGATGTGCGAAGGTCTCCTTGAGGCCCTCCCACTTGTCGATGCACCACTGGACGCCAGAAGATACGGTATCGATGATGCTGGAAAATGCGCTCTGTACCGTGCTAACGGCGGTATTCCATACGCTTTCTATGGTGCTGAGAATCGCCTCGAAAATCAAGACGATGAACGCATACGCCGACGAAGCGGCGCTTGTAATGAATTCCCACGCAGCCGCTGCCGCCTCAGAGATTGCACTCCAGGCAGTCGATACCGCGGAGCAAATAGCATCCCACGCGGCGATACAAGCGGCGCGGA